TCAAGCTGATTCAGGCACAAAACTTTCGTGCGCCTGTTGTGCCAACGTCGAAAGATATGGTACAAACGCGTCAAGCACCAGCCGATCCGGCGCCTGCGGACCCGAAGCTCAAGTCCTGGATGGATGAGAACAAGTGGTTCACCGCCCCGGACAAGGTTGCTGAAACCAGCTTCGCACTTGGGCTGCACCAGGAACTTGTGCAAAGAGGCTTCGCCCCCGGCAGCGACGCCTACTACGAGCAGATCGACGCTCGCGTACAGAAGGTCTTCCCAGATCTCAAACCCTCCCAACGACAGCAAGACGACGAGCCCGCGCAACGCCGCAAAACCACCTCACCCGTGGGAGCAGTCGAGCGCACACCGGCCGGAAAGCGACGCGTCACCCTGACGTCGACCCAGATGGCTCTGTGTAAGAAACTCGGAATCACCCCGCAGCAGTACGCTGCTCAAATTGCATCGAAAGGAGCCTGATCATGGCAAGCCGCACACCTCGCGAAATTGAAACTCGCGCTGACGAAGAACGGGTCGAGTACACGCCACCCGACCAGCTGCCTCAACCGCGCCCAGAGCCTGGGTACGTTTTCCGATGGATTGCCACCCACGTGTTGGGTGAAGCCTCGGGCCGAAACGTATCGCAGAAGTTCCGGGACGGCTGGGTTCCTGCAAAAGCTACGGACCACCCTGAGATGAACGACCTTGCCAACAAGGAGGGAAACATCGAAGTGGGCGGCCTGATGCTCTGCAAGAACACAGAGGAGCAAGTTGAAGCACGTCGGCGTTTCTACGCCAACAAGAACTTGCAACAGATGCAGTCGGTCGATGAGCAGTTCATGGCCCAAAACAACCCCCTGATGCCCAAGTTCCGGAAGGTCAAATCGACCGTGACGCGGGGTCGGGGATTCGGAAACGGATCCTGATTTAGGAGCGAAATATGTCCCAAACTGCAGCCCCCTACGGCCTGCGTCCGGTCAAGCGCGCTGATGGTCTGCCCTACGCGGGCGCCATGACGGAGTACTTGATCGACCCTGCCGGCGAAGCAACGAACCTTTTCACCGGCCAAGTGGTCAACCTGGGTGCCGACGGCTACCTCGCGTTGTCGACCGCCACCGGCGCTGATGCCACCACCAACGCACTTCCAACCGGCGGCACCCTGCGCGGTTCGATGGGGGTGTTCATGGGCTGCGAGTATGTGAATGCTCAAGGTCAGGTGATCCACTCGCCGTACTACCCCGCCAACTACGCGGCTCCTGCCGGCACCAAGATCAAGGCCTACGTGGTCGATGATCCGAACGTGCTGTTCCAGGCGCAGCTGGACGGTGTGGCAGACCAGAGCGACATCGGTGCCAACACCTTCTTCGCCGCGGCCCAGTCCACCAGCACGGGCAACGTCCGTACCGGTGCCTCGACCTCTGCGCTGGAGTCCACCACGGTGACCACCACCGCGGCTTTCCGGATCGTCGGTTTCGTGTCGCCTTCGGACGACGCTTTCCCCGATGTGCTCGTGAAGTTCAACCCCGGCTACCACGCCTACACCAACGCCGTCGGCATCTGAGGAGCACAACATGGCAATCTCCCGCGCACAAATGCTCAAGGAACTTCTTCCTGGCCTGAACGCTCTGTTCGGCCTGGAGTACAAGAAGTACGCCGAGGAGCACAAGGAAATCTTCGAAACCGAGTCGAGCGATCGCTCCTTCGAAGAGGAAACCAAGCTGGCCGGCTTCAGCGCTGCCCCGGTGAAAACCGAAGGCGCCGCAATGGCCTACGACAACGCCCAGGAAGCATTCACCTCGCGCTACGTGCACGAGACCGTGGTGCTTGGTTTCGCCATCACCGAAGAGGCGATGGAAGACAACCTGTACGCTTCCCTGTCGGGTCGCTACACCAAGGCGCTGGCGCGCTCGATGGCACACACCAAGCAGGTCAAGGCTGCTGCAGTGCTGAACAACGGCTTCAACGCTGCCTTCGCCGGCGGCGATGGTGTCGAGCTGTTCTCCACCGCACACCCCCTGATCGGCGGCGGCGTGAACTCCAACGAGCCGGCCACCCCTTCGGACCTGAACGAGACCGCTCTGGAAAACGCTGTGATCCAGATCTCGCAATGGACCGACGAGAAGGGCCTGCTGATCGCTGCGAAGCCGATGAAAGCCATCGTGCCCACCCAGCTGCAGTTCGTGATCGAACGCCTGATGAAGACCGAGCTGCGCGTCGCGACGGCCGACAACGACATTAACGCGTTGAAGTCCACGGGGGCCATCCCGCAGGGCTACCGGATCAACCACTACCTGACCGATCCGGATGCGTGGTTCCTGTCGACCGATGTGCCTGACGGCCTGAAGCACTTCGAGCGCGTGGCCATGAAGACCGGTTCCGACACCGACTTCGACACGGGCAACATGCGCTACAAGGCTCGCGAGCGTTACAGCTTCGGCTGGAGCGACCCGCTGGGCATGTACGGCTCCCCCGGCGCCTGATCGGCGACTGACTAAAGCAAGGGCTCACTTCGGTGGGCCCTTCTTTTTTTTCTAGAAAAAGGCATACACTACATAAAAAGGAGTTGTGTATGCCATATAAAGTCGACATCTGCGGGATATACAAGCTCGTGAACAAAGCGACAGGGCAGTGCTATGTTGGGCAGTCGCAGCGAGTTCGCAAGCGGATCAAGGAGCACTTCAGGCTGTTGCGACTTTACAAACACCCCAACTTACATCTACAGCGAGCCTACAACAAGTACGGGGCAGAGAATTTCTGCGGTGCGGTCGAAGCTGAGTGTTCCGATCTGGAAGAGCTGGATCGGTTGGAGGAAGCCTTTATTAAAGGCGACGCGTGGTTTGATGAACCAACGGTCTACAACATCGCCGATTTTGCCAAAGCTCCGATGCGAGGAAAGGTCCATAGTGAAGAGGTACGGCAGCGTATTCGCTTAGGCCGTAGGGCAACGACGTTTGACTACTCAGCGCCTGAGTACCGAAAGCTGCTGTCCGAGGCGCAGATGGCCCGCTATCACCGGGACCCGAAATTCATTGCAAAGCTAAAGTTTATCCTTGAGAATGAAGACCTGTCCTATGCAGAGCGCGCTAGGCGGGTTGGCTCCGATACTAGCTCGACCCGTAGGTTGGCGTTAAGATATCAACACCTCAAAGGAACACTGTAATGGCACAAACTCGCTTCTCCGGCCCCGTTGCTTCGGACAACGGCTTCGCCTACGCCCCCTTGACCACGGCCACGCTGCCGACGCTGACCGCAGATGACGCCGGCCAGACCCGCCTGATCACGGACAACGGCGCAGGCAACAACGAGACCTGTATCGTCATCTGGACCGGCAGCGCCTGGGTCACCGCCGTCGGCGCAGCTCTGAGCTGATAGGGGTAGAACATGGGAAACGCTGCATACCGCACCCCCAACGCCACGGTACCGGCATGGTCGGCAGCCGCCGTAGTTCCCAGCGACAGTGTAGAAATCAACTGCACCCGCGGACTTTTTGTCGGGGTCGGGGGCAATATCACCGTGGACATGGCTGTCCAAGGCTCCAACATCACTTTCGTCAATGTCCCGTCCGGGACACTCCTTCCGCTTCAAGTCACTCGCGTGTATCTCGCAGGCACGTCGGCGAGCAGCATCCTAGCACTCTACTGAAAAAGAGGTCATCATGGCAAACGCAGTCTACCCCCTGTACAAGCAAAACCAAATCCAAGGTGTTGCGGGCACGGCCTTGACAGGCACTTTGCGAGCCGCTCTCGTGGATCTCGCGCTCTACACCTACAGCGCAGCGCATGAGTTTTACACCTCGGTCAGCGCGGCAGTGGTGGGCACCCCCGTCGAGCTGACCGGCAAGACCTATGTGAACGGCCTGTTCGATGCAACGGACACGACCCTCGTCGCTGTCACGGGCGACCCGTGCGAAGCCGTTGTGCTCTTTCTCGACACGGGCACTCCGGCCACTTCCCGCCTCGTCGGTTACTTCGACACGGGTGTTGGGGGCCTGCCCGTGACGCCGAACGGCGGCGATGTGCTGCTAACCTGGAACGCGTCAGGCATCATCCAGTTCTGAGCGTGGATTTTTATCGGCTGCTGCACAGGCCGGTAACACCTTAAATAGGACTTCGCCATGACGATCCAAATTGCACACCCGTTCGTCAGCACCGCTGCCGAAGGGACCAACGCCGCCAAGGTCCGAACCTCCAACTGGAACGCTCCGCACGACCTTGAAATGGAAGGCCCAGCCCTGTTGGGGCGCGAGGCTGCTGACCAAGGGGCAGCGCAAGAGATTGCCATTGGCTCTGGCCTCAACCTGTCTGGAAACGTGCTGTCTGCCACGGGCGGTGGCGGTGGCGGTGGCGTGCTGACCCCTGTGGTCCTCACGGGCAACACGACTCTGACCGAAGCCTCGCACGGCAATCGTGAGATTGAGGTTAATTCGGCCTCTCCCGTCACGCTGACCCTCCCCGCAACGGCCACGGCAGGCACTCGCTTCTTTGGCACCAATATGGGTGCTGGCGCCGTGTCTATCGTGCTCGACGGCGGTGGGGCCATCCCGCGAAATGCTTTGCTGCCAGCCACGCTGGATCAGTTCAGCGCATTTGAGGTCAAGCGGCAGACGGCCAGCTTCGTGAGGGTCGCATGAGCGCGGTGGCGGCGGCTGTTCGCCGCAAGTACCCGGCAACGATCTCCCAGGCCGATGCGGCCGGCATCCTGTTGCACGGAACCTGGGGCTACAGCACGGCACAGGTCAACTCCGTGGTGGCTCAGGGCCGCTACGCCTACGAAGCCTGGATCGACAACCAGCTCACCGCGCCAGCCTATGACTGGATCGGGTCAAGACTGGCTTACGCGGCAGAAGAGAACGGCGTGGAGGGAACCAGCCCAAGCGAGCAGGTGTCGAGCATCATGTTTTGGCGTGCTCAACAAGCCATGGGCACCAATGACGCGCTTCGTGCCAGGGCCATTTTTTGCATGGTCAAGCTGTTCCCGATTCACCTTGACAACGTGTTCGGCATCTACGGCTGGTTCGGTCAAGTTGAGCCCCACCTGTTCGGCACTTTCCGCAATCTGCTGGAAGGCGCGTCGATGAACTACTCGATGGCCAAGTGGCTGACCTTCTTGGTCAACCCAAAGGCCGCAGGCGGTAGCCAGCCCGACGAGAACTTTGCACGAGAAATCATGCAGCTGTTCTCAATCGGCCTGTGGGAGCTTCGGCAGGACGGCACCCGCAAGCTGTCTGGCGAACTGGACCCAGGCGATCCGCGCTATGTCGAGGGCGGCACTGACGAAGTGCCAACGTACAACCTCGCCGACGTGCGCGGCCTCGCTCGCGTGTTTACCGGCTGGAATACGGCCAACCGAGCAGGGTCCGCATTCACCGAGGAACTGGATGGCCTGTTTGGAAGTGCGGTGAATACCCCGCTGGTGTCAATCCCAGCATTTCATGAAGACGGCCCCAAGGAGTTCTTGAACATCACCATCCCGGCCAACACGGACGGGCCGACCAGCCTGTCCCTGGCGCTGGATCGAATTGCAAGACACCCTTCTTGCGGCCCGTTCATCTGCAAGAAGATGATCCAGATGATGACCACCAGCAATCCGTCGCCGGGCTATGTGGCGAGGGTGGTTGCGGCCTGGAACAACAGCATCGACGGCGACCTGTCTGCGATGTGGAAAGCCATCCTTCTCGATCAAGAGGCTCGCAGCCGCGACCGCTTCAACAACGGCGATTGGGGCAAGGTGGTTGAGCCTTGGGCCTACGTTGCTCGCGCGTCGTTCCCGTACAACCCGACGCGGACAGGCAGAGCGCTTGGGACGTGGGCACAGGCCATCAACATCAATCGCCCGCTAGGGCGGGCGATTGGTGGCGGCACCCTGCCTGTCACCCCGCCAAGCGTGTTTGGCTTCTTCCAGTACGAGTATGCAGCCGATCCGCTGCTTCGCCTGGAAGGCTTTGTCTCTCCTGAGTTGTCCTTCATGGGCGACACGGTGATGCCAACAGTCACGAACCTGATTGCTGGAGCGCTGACCCGTGGGGCGGTCGGCGATCAAGACACTTCTCAAGAGGTTGCTGTGGACTTCTCAGAATTGATCGCGCTGCCGGATGACCAAGCGGTAGCCGACCGGATCAATCTGCTGTTCTGCGCTGGCCAACTTTCTCAGGCGACGCTGGACTTCGCCATTTCACGGGTAGCCATCCTGCAGTCAGATGTAGGTGAGTTCACCCGTGCCCGAGCGGTTGAGGCTTTGGTTCGTCACCTGATGACACACCCGCAAGCGCTCGCTCAAAAATAAGGACCGACATGCCATTACCAACCGGATTCGTAGACGCGCAGCCAGCCATGGCGGCCCAGGCCGCGCTGGGCGGCGGCACGGACTACAAGGCGCTGATCTGTGTGTACTTGGTCGGCGGCATGGATGGCGTCAACGCAGTGCCGCCGCTTGGTGCGCAGTATGCGCAGTTCCAATCTGACCGCTCTTCTGCTCTTGCCCCGGCCCTCGCCAGCATCTTGCCGCTGACGGGAACCTCAGGTTGCGGGCTTCACCCCTCTCTTCCAGGCATCCAAGCGCTCTACAACGCAGGCGATGCTGCGATTGTGTGCAACATCGGCCCGATGATCGAGCCGCTGAACAAGACCGACTTCGGCACATTTGGCTCTGGCCCAGGTGCAAAGCCATACCAACTCTACAGCCACAACGATCAGCAAGACATTTGGCAAACGGATCGCGGCGACTTTCAAGGCGAGGCAACCGGCTGGTTTGGTCGAGGTGCGGACCTGTTGAACGCTGCATTCAACCCAACTGCCACCTATTCCTCGCTGCTGTCCATCGCAGGCCGTTCAAGGATGCTGGAGTCTTACGAGCAGAACCCATTTCAGATCACGGGCTCTATCGCGGGATCAGTCTCGCCTGACTTCTCAAGCATCACTGGAACCCCTCAAGCCGCGACGGCAAACTCAGTGCTTGACCTCGGGCGGCTGAATTGGATCGCACAGGGTCGGGCCAACAAGATTGAGCAGTCCATCAACTTCGTGCAGAACAACACGGTCCAATACACGGAAGCTGCCAGCGCGGCATCCAATGTTGCGGCAGTGACTGCAACTTTCCCAGACACAAGCATTGGCAACCAGCTTGCCTCGGTGGCTCGCATGATCGCTGGGCGTGGAGCCTCGCAGCATCGGCGCCAGATGTTCTACGTCCAAATGGGCGGCTACGACACGCACTCGGCGCCCTATGTGTCGGTGAACACCGCTCTTCTGCAGCAGCTCAACGATGCAATAACGGCCTTCCAGGCTGAAATGGTGACGCAAGGCGTTACCAACAACGTGACGTTGTTCACTGCCAGCGATTTTGGTCGCGCCCTGCTGCCTAACAGCGGGGGGACAGATCACGGTTGGGGCAGTAACCACTTCGTCATTGGTGGCGCGGTCAATGGCGGCAGGCTATACAACCGAGACGCCAAGGCTGGCCCGATCCTAAACACCTACCCTACGATCACGCTGGGCGGCCCCTGGGATGGTGGAGAGGGCCGACTGATTCCAGGCATTGCTGTGAGCGAGTTCGGCGCGACCATGATGAAGTGGATGGGTGTGCCGGATGCGGTGTCCAACGGGGTCAACCCGATGAACCTGCTTTTCCCGTTGCTACCAAACTTTCCAAGCCGCGATCTTGGGATCATGGCGTAAGGGAAGCCCGTGGCGATCTCATACGGCTCGATAGGGACAGGCGCAAACGGCACCACCACCGCTGCGCCTTCGTATCCGACGGGGATCAGCGCCAGCACGAGCCACCTGTTCTGCGTCATCACCGGGCGGTCGGATACCGAGGGCAACATCCCGACCATGCCAGCGGGCTGGACGCAGGTGTTCACGTTCGTCGGAGGGACTGGCTCCTGGGCTGTTGACACTGGCACACGGCGCGTCACGGTCTTCAAAAAGGATACGGTAACAGGGGCTGAGAGCGGCACCGTCGCCGTCAGTCTGGCCGGGACCACGGCCAACACCATGCGGGCGTCCATCGTCCGCGTGGAGTCAGCTGCATTCGCTGCGCTTGAGCTTGAATTCAGCACGGGCGCAGACACCACCCGTGCTACCACGTTTTCGGTTACTGGCTCTTCTGCCATTGACATGGCGGCAGGCGATCTGCTGCTGTACGCGATTGCAACCGACGTAGACAGCGCCACGCACTCGGCTCAGTCACTCACGGCGTCTGGACTGACGTTCACAAGAACAAACCGTGCCAGCGCGGCTGTTACGAGCGGAAACGATCATAGGCACGTTGTCGAGACTGCAACGATGACGGGAAGCGGTACATCCGCCCCGACCTATTCGGCCACTCTCAGCGCATCGGCTTCTGGTGTTGCGGGCTTCCTGCGCATCCGCGAGGGGTTTGTCCCCGTAGCGCCTACCATCGGCACCCAGCCAACGGATCAAAGCGCGGCAGTAGGTGCTACAGCCACGTTTACGGCCAGCGCACCGAACGGCGACCCGGTTGCCGCCCGTCAATGGCAGGTTTTGGGCACAGGAGCGCCGCCAGTCACTGCATCAGACGACTTCAACCGAGCCGATGGCCCGCTTGGAGCCAACTGGACGACCCCGATAGGTTCGGCTTCAATCTCTTCAAACGCCATCTCGTTCGGATCGGCTAACACGGTTGTGAGGTACGAAGGCCAAACATTTGCGGCAGATCAAGAAGCCTCTTTTGTTATTGGGAATCCTGGCGACACGCACTGCGGCGGCGGTGTGCGGATTCAGGCAGACGGGTCTGGCTATATCTGTACCAACGAAACCGAAGCCGTATTCGTTCAGATTTATCGGAGCAATGGCGGCGGGTCGCTGACTGGCCTTGCAAACATTACGGGTCTGACGCTGGTTTCCGGTGACCGTATAGGTTTGCGGGCGATTGGTTCGACCATCGGCCTGACTCAAAACGGCGTAGTGGTGGGCAGCGTGACCGACGCGACTTATGCCACAGGACAGCCGGGCGGTTACGGATTTTTCAACACGGGCGACGATTGGCAGGCATCAGAAGTCGGTGGGGCGACGTGGACAGCGATTCCAGGCGCAACCGGGACCAACTACACCACGCCTGCGCTGGCGCTGATTGACAACGGCAATCAGTACCGCTTCACCGATACCAACACCGCAGGGTCCGTCACCAGCAATCCTGCTGCGCTGACAGTCACTGCTGCTTCCACATCGCTCACGCCTCCGTTGCTCGACAGCACGGCAGTCCTGTTCGCACCAGCAGTCACCACGGGTTCGGTGCCGGTCACACCCCCGCTTCTCGACAGCGCAGCGGTACTGTTCGCGCCAGCAGTCAGTCAACCGGCAGGCGGCACGCCGTGGACGATCCAGCCGCCACCTGACACGCCCATCGACACAGGCAACCCGCTGGCCGCGGGGCTGTTCTTCGCATTCAGTGGTGCGGACACCTACGGGACCGGCGTTGCTCGCAACACCACGCCGCTGACAATTGCGGAAGGCATCGCTGCGAGCGCGACCACCACCGACTATTCGGACGCAAACGCCCTAACCAACCTCGCCGCTCCAGTCACATCCAGCGAGTGGACGCTGGCGATGGCGTTCAGTTCTCCGACGCCAGCCAATGCGTATGAGGTCGCATTTGGCATTGTTGGCACATCCAGTGCGAACCGCATCCACCTTGCAAACCGCATTTTCTCTACCAGCAACCTTGGTGTTGATGCCCGCCCTTATGCGGCAGACCGTGAATCAGGGACCGCAGCACCTGGGCCAGATGTCCTTTACCACTACGCCATCACCATCGGGGCTGATGTCAGACAATACCTCGACGGCTTTCTGATAAGCACCAGCGCGAACGGCTCCCTGGGTAACGCCCTTGAGTTTGACCGGGTTGAGTTCTTCAACAAGATCGGCAACGGGGATCAAAGCACCATCGGGGCGAAGATTCTTTCTGCCCAGGCTTACTCGACGGCCAAGACGGCTACCGAGATTGCCGATCTTGCTGCAAACCCGTGGCAGATTTACACGCCTGACGCTGGTGGCGGGGCACTGGTGCTAACGCCTCCGTTGCTCGACAGCACGGCAGTCCTGTTCGCACCAGCAGTCACCACGGGTTCGGTGCCGGTCACACCCCCGCTTCTCGACAGCGCAGCGGTACTGTTCGCGCCTGCAGTTAGCAACCTCGCGGGCACAGAAGAGTTTGCTTTTGAGGACGCGGTTTTTGACGCAGGAGCGTTCGACACAGGGGGTGCGGAAGAATTCGCATTTGATGACGGGGCCTTTGATGCAAGAGCGTTCGATACCGGCGCAGACAGTACGGGCGCGCTAACGCTCACACCTCCACTGCTCGACAACAGTGCGGCCCTGTTCGCCCCCGCAGTCACCACGGGCGCAGTGGCGCTCACACCTCCACTGCTCGACAACAGTGCCCTGCTGTTCGCGCCTACAGTGGTGCAGATCGCCCCGGGTACCCAGGCGGTATCACTTCCGCTGCTGGACAACAGTGCGGCCCTGTTTGTGCCGGGGATCACTACGGGGGCGGTGTCGCTTACATTCCCCCTGCTCGACAGCGCAGCGGTTCTTCTCGCCCCGGGGATAACTATTGGAGGGGTGTCGCTTACATTCCCCCTGCTCGACAGCGCGGCAAGCCCGTTTGCGCCTTCGATAACACAAGGGCCTCCTGGAAATCAAATGCTCACAATCCCTTTGCTGAGTAGTGCGGCGGTGGTGTTTGCGCCTTCTATCACGCAGACGGATCCTCCGGACGAGACCGCCCCTATTCTTAGCGCCCCTACGGGGGTTGCGGTGGGCTCCGCTGCAGGGGCCGGCACGATCACTACGGATGAAGCCAACGGCACGCTGTACTGGGTCACGACGATCAATGCGGTCGAGCTAGAGGCGACAGTGCAAGCAGGGCTGTCGCAGAGCGTGGTGGCCGCCGGTGTGCAGAACGTATACACACCGGGGTTGACGGCGGAGACAGCCTACTACCATCACTTCGTGCAGGTGGACGCTGCCGGAAATACCTCAACCGTCGTATCATCGGGGCAGTTCACAACGACAGCCCCGCCTGCTGCCGGGCAAGGAAGCTCGAGCCGGATGTCCATCGGAATACAAATCGGTTTATAGAGGACGTAAATGGCCACCAAAAAAGAACTCCCTGCCTTCATGCTGAAGGGCAAGCCCGGCGACAAGAAGAAGGCGGCCGGCAAGAAGCCGAACCCGTTCGGCAAGATGGCCAAGCCCTTCGCCAAGAAGAAGTAACCCATGGCCACCTCTGGAACCTCCGCATTCAACCTCGACCTCTCCGAGATCCTCGAAGAGGCGGCGGAGCGGTGTGGCTACGAGCTGCGTACGGGGTATGACTTCAAGACGGCGCGGCGCAGCCTGAACCTGCTGTTCGCGGACTGGGCCAACCGCGGCTTGAACATGTGGACTTTCGAGCAGCAGTCGATCTCGCTGGTGCCCGGCACCGCGGCGTACGCCTTGCCTGAAGACAGCGTCGACATCATGGATGCGGTCATTCGCACCGGTGCGGGCGTTACGCAGACGGATCTGGTCATCTCGCGCATTGCGATGCCGACGTACCAGTCGATCCCGAACAAGACGGTGTCGGGGCGCCCCCTGCAGATGTTCGTGCAGCGATCGATCACGCCCCAGGTGACGTTCTGGCCTGTCCCCGACACCAGCGTGCCATACACCTTCGTCTACTGGCGCCTGCGGCGCATCCAGGACTCCGGCAGCGGGGTCAACACACAGGACCTTCCCTTCCGCTTCCTGCCCGCCATGGTGGCCGGGCTGGCCTACTACCTCAGCATGAAGTTGCCCGGGGGTATGGAACGCATGGGCGCGCTTAAGGCGGTATACGACGAGACCATGCAGATGGCCATGGACGAGGACCGTGAGAAGGCTTCTTTGCGGCTGGTGCCGTACCAGGGGTACGTGTGAGCGGCCCGCGTTTCGCCTCCGGCAAGCGCGCGCACGGGTTCTGTGATGTGTGCGGGTTCCGCTATCAGCTAGCCGAGCTGCGGGAAAACTTTGTTCGCGGCCGCCCTACAGGCGTCAAGGCGTGCCCCAGCTGCCACGACCCCGACCACCCACAGAACTGGCTTGGCAGCACTCCTGTCGACGACCCGCAAGCACTGCGCAGCCCACGTCCCGACCCAGCACTGACCGCGTCTCGCTTGCCTGCACCTGCACCTGCACCTTTACCTGATCCCCCCGTATCTTGAAGGAGTTGAAAATGAAAGAAACCGCGAAGTCCGACATGAAGCAGGACAAGGCGATGGTCAAGAAGGCCGTCAACAAGCACGAGTCCAAGCTGCACCCAGGTGCCCCGAAGACCAAGACCTTCAGCAAAGGCGGTATGGTCGCGCGCGGCGGCGGGGTGGCGGTTAAGGGCACTCGCTTCTCGCACGACTGATGAACTACGCCGAACTCACTGCCAGGGTGCAGGAGACCGTTGAAAACGAGTTCTCCGCGGAGCAGCTCGCCAATTTCTGCCGCCAGACGGAACAGAAGGTGTACAGCACGGTGCAGCCGCCCGTGCTGCGCGCGAACGAGATCGGTAGCGTAACGCCAAGCAACCCGTACTTGTCAGCGCCTTCGAACTTCCTGTACGTTTTCTCGCTGGCCGTCATTCGACCCGACGGCAGTCACGAGTTCCTGCTGAACAAAGACGTCAACTACATCCGCGAGGCGTACCCATCCCCGCCCGTAACCGGGCAGCCCAAGGCCTACGCCCAATTCGATGCAGACACGTTCATCCTGGGCCCAACGCCCGATGTGAACTACAACGTCGAGCTCCATTTCGCGCGCTACCCCGAGTCGATCGTGACGGCCGGCACCAGTTGGCTGGGGGAGACGGCAGACGCAGTGCTGTTCAACGGCATGTGTCTGGAAGCAGCGCGATTCTTGCAAATGGATGCCGATGTGGTAACTTTGTACGGCAAAATGTTCGACTCGGCACTGGCCGATCTCAAGCAGTTGTCAGACGCCAAACTTCGCCAAGACACCTACCGCACCGGGCAGGTGCGAAACCCTGTTCGATAGGAGCCTGAAATGATGGACAAAAGCAAAGCTGCTGACGCAGTGACCGGGGCCGTTGGCCGCAGTGCAGTGGGCACAGACAAAGTCAAAGCGGGGGGCACCTACGCAATTGAGTGTCGAGGTGCAGACGGCGCGCTAAAATGGTCCACGGAGACGCTCAACATTGTCGTCAACGTCGGCCTCAAGGACATGAACGACAAGTACTTTCTGGGCTCCGGCTATACAGCCGCGTGGTACCTGGGCGTGTACGGCGCTGGCGCCTCGAATAACCCCGCCGCGGCAGACACTGCTGCTTCTCACGCAGGGTGGACGGAAGTCACTGCGTACAGCAACGCAACTCGTCCTGCGTGTGCTTTTGCGGCCGCTTCCACGGCAGACCCCTCGGTGGTATCTAACACTGCTTCGCCCGCCGTGTTCAACATCAACGGAACTGCCACGATCGGCGGGGCCTTCTTGATCTCCAACAGCACCAAGGGCGGGAGCACGGGCATTTTGTTCTCCGCGGCCGACTTCGCAGCCCCGGGGGACCGCGCGGTCACGAACGGGGACACCCTGACGCTCACGTACTCGTTCAGCCTTGACGCTGTCTGAAAGGAATCGACATGGCCACCAAGTTCAAAGTCGGGCAGCAGGTCCGTTTGCAGTCTGTTCAGCCGCAGGGTCCGGTGCAGAAAATGCGCCTGTCCGAAGAAGGCGAGATCGAGTACCTGATCAGCTGGGTCGACGCGGAAGGCGCGGAGCAAAGCCGCTGGTTCGCGGAAGCCGTGCTTGCGGGCGCGCCTGACGCGCAGTAACCATGCCCAGCGCCTGGGGCGAAGGGAGCTGGGGCTACGGCAGCTGGAGCGACAGCTCTTCTAACTTCACAGCCACAGTTTCTGAAAGCGGGGCTGGGGCAGAGACCTCAAGCACACGCCGCATTGCGCTGGCCGCCGTTGCGCCAGCAGCACGAGGAAGCACGCTGCAGACGGGGGGCACCCGGCTGCTTAGCGCAGCGTCAGAACAGGCGGCCAGCCAAGAGAGTTTTGTCGCCGGGCGGGGTCTTCCCGTCTCGACGCTTGTCCTTGCGTTCGCTGCGGATGAAGGCAGTTCGAGCCCCAACTTCCGAAGATCTTTTTCGGACAGCGCCCGGGGGAGCGACACCACCGCGACGCTGATCAACGCTTTGCGCACGGTGCTGAATACGGCTGCGGCGGACACCACTACGCTGGCGCTGCGCACCGTGCAGCCGGGCTCTTGGGGCGCAGGCGGGTGGAGTTACGGGCCGTGGGGGTCGCCCTTCACCTTGTACGAGGCTGTACTTGGGGAGCGGATAGAAATCCAAGACACCCCGGCAACAGCTTCAGGAAACCAGCGCAGCGTCTTCGAGACGGTTTACAGCGCAGAGCAAGCCGGGGCGGGGGTGGCGCTACGCAGCGCGGCAGCTGAGAGCGCAGCGGGAGCTTCCCAGGAGACGGCTACTGCACAGCAAGGCGGGGCTGTTTTCGAGGCAGCGGCCGGCGCAGAGGTTTCTTCCGGACTGACTCGCATCGACCGCAGTGTGCTTGAGATCGCCGCCGCTCAAGCGTTGGAGGTACCTCTGTCTGACACGGCGCGGGGGGTCAACGAAAACGCGGCCGCCATGGAAATGCTGGCCCCGGGGCTGCAGGTCAGCACCGCGATGGAGGAAGCAGGCACTGTATCCGAAGCAGCCGCAAGTGACACGATCGACGCCCCCGAGGTGTTTGTGGCAGAAGGTGCCCAGGCGCACGGGGCGGGCGGAGTAGGCTTTTTCACGATGCAGGCGACCAGCGTGGAGGGGGCGCAAGCAGGGCTGGCTTTACTGCCCGGTCTTGTCTACTTTGTGACTCTTGAGCAAGAGGCTCAGATCAGCGATCAAGCGTGGTTCGCGTACCTGTGGAACCCGCTGAGCGACGCGCAGTCTCCTGGCTGGCAGGGCCCGGCCGCAGCCCCCGCGGGCGCCTGGACCCCCGTAAGTGACAATCAAGCTGCGAACTGGCAAAATGCGTCAGACGCGCAGGCCGGTTTGTGGGTGCCCGTTGTAGACGCGCAGAACGCCCCGTGGGGCCAGATCAACATCAACCCTTGAGGATGCCGCCATGGCCAGTAGCTATACCCCCCTGCTTCGACTTGTTCTTCCCGTCACGGGGGAGTTGACCGGCACCTGGGGTGACGTCGTTAATGCGGGGCTGACCAATCTTGTCGAGCAGGCGATTGCCGGAACAAGCACGGTGAACGTCCCCGATGCCAACGTCACGCTGACGACCGCGAACGAGGCGCCAGACCAAGCGCGCAGCATGTTCTTGACGTTTACGGGGGCCATCACAGCCGCACGCACGATTACGATTCCGCAGCAGTCGAAGCTGTATTTTGTCCAGAACAACACGACGGGAGGTTTTTGGCTCAACATCACCTGTGGCGTCGGGGGGGTTGTGGTTCTTCCGCCGGGGCAACGCACTGCGCTTTACTGCAATGGCAGCTCTGTCGATCGCGCATCGGGGTCCTCTTTTGGCGCACAGTTGGACAATGTGGGCGATGCTGCGGCTGGAAGAGCGGCTTTGGGAACGGACGTCTACAAACTGGTCCCCAACGCCGGGGCCAACCTCGTTGCGGGCGAGGTGTACGTGGCCACCGCGGGGTTCACCATCCCCACCGGCCTGACGGCGGGCGGCGTTTACCCCATCTACAACAACAGCGCCTCCAGCATGACGCTCACTCAAGGCGCGGGGCTGACGTTGCGTCAGGCCGGTTCGACCAACACGGGCAACCGAACGCTGGCCCCCAGGGGCATGGTGTCGGTGTGGGTGCTGTCCACCACCGAGTACATCATCAGCGGCGCGGGTTTGACATGAGCGGCGTGCTGGCTTCGATGCTGGGCGCGGTCGGCGCGGTGTTGCGGTTGTTTTGGGGCAACCTGAACAGCTTCACCGTGATGAACTCCAACGGGTACATCGACCTTATTTTCAACGCCAACGGCACCATCACGACGGAGGGTGGGCCGGGCGCATTGTTCATCCCCAGCCCCGTGCCGCCGGAGTGGGCGGCGGGGAGCCCCATCACTCAGGGCGACCAAGTAGAGATTCAGGTGGAGTTCACAAGTTGGTCGCAAACAGGGGGCATCTTTAGTGCGGCGGGGTTCTTTGCCGGTGTCCAATACAACGCCGTGGCCACGACGCCTTGGTACCCGCTGAGCGCAAACAGGACGTTGCGTGCGCTGGCTGACCTGGGCAACAACGTGAGTTTTGATTTCACGGTGCGCGTGCGCAAGATTGGCGAACCCGGCTCGGTCATCACGCGGGCCGGATACCTTTCTGCCCAGCGCACCAGTATCTAATTTTGGGGGACGTTCCGTTAAATGACCGACTCCGAACATGACAAACTACACCGGCTCCACCAAGAAGACTACGCCGCAGTCAAGGCGGAGCTTGCCGTGTTCAAGGCTGAAGTCGCGCTCAACCACGGGCGGACGGAGCGGCAGCGCCTTCTGCTCTCCGTCATTCTCAAGTGGGCCGAATGGATTGCCGACGGGGGGAAGATCGTGAAAGGCTTTCTCGGTGTGGTGGTCTTTTTGGCCGGGGCCTACATGGCGGGCAAGACGCTGTTCCAGGACTTTTTCAAGTGACACGCGCTTGGTCTTTTTTCACCAGCAACCGCCTGTTCTTTCTGGTGACGCTGCCCGTGGCCTTGCTGTTCCTTTTGGTTCATGCGTGGCCCGCTTCCTTCTGGCTAGAGGTCCGCACAGTGAGCGCAGGGCCGTCGCGGGCGGGGGAGTCTGTACCTATGATTGTGGACCGGAGTATTAAACGCCCGTTTCTCGGCTCGTGGACCGTGACCGTGCGGCGTTGGGGCGCGGAGGGGTGGGTGACTTACTGCACGGCTCGGGGCGCAAGCCATTATCGGGCCGGCTCCGAGTTGCCGCGTGCGCTTACGCTTGATTGGTGGACTGATGGCCGGTGCCCGGTGCTGGGTGAGGGGCGCTACACCGTTGGGACGGTTTGGGAGATCAACCCGCTGATCTCCTACCTTCCGCGCAAAGTCGTGCAGGCGGAGAGCAACATTTTTGAGGTGACGCCATGAGCTGGCACGAGAACGCAGGCGGGCGCAAGTTCATCGCAGTCATGTCGGGACTGCTTTCGGTGACTTGGCTGACCTGGGGCGAGAAGATCGACGGTGGTGTTTACGGCCTCGTGGTCGTCGGCACACTCGGCGCGTACATCACGGGCAACGTGCTTCAGAAGAAGAACGAAGCCGAAGCACAGGAGCACACACCATGACTACCCCCGCCGTTATTGCCGCCATGAACGAGGCGTTCGCCTTGCTGCCCGGGAAGATGAACTCCATGGAAGCGCATGTGTGCATGCTCGCCAACGGACTGCAAGAAAGCCGATTCCAGCATCGCCGCCAACTGGTCGGCAACCCGCCGAGGCCCACCGGCCCGGCCAAGGGCTTATGGCAGTTTGAGCGCATGGGTGGCTGCGCGGGAGTGGTGCGCCACGACGCCAGCCGGTACTGGATGTACCAAGTCTGCATGGCCCGCGGCGTCAAATTCAACGCGACGGCCATCTGGAATGCCATCGAAACCGACGACGTGCTGGCCGCCGCAGCCGCGCGTCTGCTGCTTTTCACCGACCCCAAGCGGCTGCCTGAAGTTGGCGACGTGAACGGCGCGTGGAACCTATACATCCGCACGTGGCGCCCGGGCAAGCCCCACCGCAAGACTTGGGACGACCTGTACGCCCAGGCGGTGCGCGTGGCCAAGCGCGAGCGGTTCGTGGCATGACCCCGTACCTTCTCCTCGGCGCAGGGCTTGCTTTCGTGGCGTCGGTCACCGGGGCGTTTTTCTACGGGCAGCAGATCGGCAAGGATTCGATCGAGGCGCAGCAGGCTCGCGACAACCGCATCGCCCAGGTGGCGTATGAGTCTTCCCAGAAAGCAACCGCGGAGGCCATCGCGGCTATGGAGATCAAGAATGTCGAAATCACCCAGCCGATCCGCACCGAAATTCGCACACGTACTGTGTACGCTGAGTGCAAGCACACTCCTGATGGCCTGCGCGCACTCAACAACGCCATCACCGGCCGAGCTGAGCCCCTTGGTGATAGCAAGCTGCCCAGAGTTGACGCCCCTGCCGTCGGGCGCTGACACCTTCGGAGACACCACGATCAAACTCGTGGAGGTCTCCGCTCAATACCGCAAGTGCCGCGCCGCCGCGCTTGGCACATACCCCCCCAGCCCCGTAGAATCAGGCAAGTAACTGGAGATCGACATGGCCCGTATGCAGCAAGGCAATTTTGTGCGTGTGGACAGCAAGGGCGCGCGCACGTCCACCCCCATGGATGAAGCGCCGTCAACGGCCAAGCGCAAACGCACCCCCCTGGCCATTGGCGAAGCCAACAAGGCCAACAAAGCCGCTCGCGAGGCTGCGGGCATGAAGCGCGGCGGTATGGTCAAGAAGTCGGGCAAGGGTCGCTACTGCTGAGAACCGCATGCCCTTCAAGAAGCTCCAGTTCCGACCCGGAATCCAGAAAGAAGTCACCGCATACTCTGCGGAGGGCGGCTGGACCGACGGCGATCGGATCCGCTTTCGTAAGGGTTTTCCCGAAAGCATTGGTGGCTGGCGGCGGTATGTGAGTCAGGCCTTTCTAGGCGTCTGCCGCTCGATCACGGAGTGGTCCACGCTGGGCGGAGTGGCGCTGCTGGGTTTTGGCACGAACCTGAAATACTACGTTGCCCGCGGCGGAGAGTTTGCTGACATTACCCCCCTGCGCTCCACAACCGGGGCGGGGGACGTGACATTCGCGGCCAGTAACGGGAGCACCACGCTCACGATTACGGACACCGCGCACGGTGCACAGGTGGGAGAGTTTGTCACTTTCAGCGGTGCGGTCAGCCTCGGGGGCACCGTCACTGCAGCCGTCCTCAACACAAACCACCAGATCTTCGAAGTCCTATCCGGTAACAGCTACACCGTGGTGCTCGCGGCGGCGGCCAATGCCTCTGACGTGGGGAACGGGGGCGCGTCTGTTGTGGCGGCGTACCAGATCCCGGTGGGGGGAGCGACACAAGAAGCGGGGGTCGGATGGGGCGCCGGCGCCTGGAGCGAAGATGAGTGGGGTATAGGCGGTGTGGGTTCGGAGCCCCTGCGCATCTGGAACCACAGCAATTACGGGGAAGACCTGATCTTCGGCCCGCGCGGCGGCCCACTCTACTACTTTGATGTCAGTGCAGGCGTATCCAGCGCCAACCCGGGGGTGCTGATCACCGGCAGCGACGTGCCTGTTGTGCACAACGTGTTGCTGGTGTCTGACGTTTCTCGCTTCGTTATCGCCTTGGGGTGCAATGAGCTTGGCAGTGGGAGCATGGACCCTATGCTTGTGCGGTGGGCCGACCAAGAGGACTACACGAACTGGTCCCCGGCCATCACCAATCAGGCGGGCGGACAGCGGCTGTCGAACGGGTCGCGCATCGTTGGCGCAAAGCAAAGCCGCCAGGAAATCCTGATCTGGACCGACACCGCGCTGTACTCCATGCAGTACGTAGGCCCAGACGCCATCTGGGCTTTTCAGCTCCTCGGCGAGAATACCTCTATTGTTTCGCCCCAGGCGGTAGCGCTGGCGCAAGGTGTTGCGTACTGGATGGGCGGGGACAAGTTCTACAAATACGACGGCCGCGTGCAGACCCTTGAGTGCGATCTGCGCCGCTTCGTGTTTCAGGACTTCAACTTCGAGCAGGCGGATCAGGTGGTGTGCAGCACCAATGAGGGTTTCAGCGAGATCTGGTGGTTCTACCCCGCGGCTTCGAGCCATGTCCCCGACAAGTACGTCGTTTTCAACTACGAGCAGAACATCTGGTACCACGGCAACATGACGCGCACCGCGTGGCTGGACAGCCGTCTTAGGGGAAACCCTGTGGCCGCGACGGATACCGGGTTTTTGCTGGACCACGAGGTGGGCACAGACAACGGCGCCGGCGACACCCTGCAGCCGCTGAACTCGCGCATCACTTCGGCGCCCGTCGACATCGACGACGGCACCCGTTTTGCATTGGTCAACCGGATGCTGCCTGACATCACTTTCAACCGGTCTACCGCCAGCTCTCCGCGGGTCACAATGACCATTTTCCCGATGAAGAGTTCGGGGCAGGGGCGGAGCGTCCCGGCATCTCTCAGCGGTGCCTCCGTAGAAGAGGTCGTTTGCGCGGTGGCGGTCCCCGTCGAACAGTACACCTCGCAGGTCAATTTTCGCGTACGCGGGCGCCAGATGGTGCTGCAGATCGACGCCGAGAACCTGGGTGTGGCTTGGCAGTTGGGGTCGCCTCGGGTCGACATGGTGCCTTCTGGACGGAGAGGCTGATGTCGAGCAACGTGAAACCGCCGCGCCTGCCCGATCCCGGACCGGCGTTCGATGCTTGGCAGCGCAGCTATCTCAGTGACCTCATGCGCACTCTACGCCTGTATTTCGAGGCATCCTCGGCGGAGCAGGACCTTTCTGCTACGAAGCTGCGTCTGAACATCGAGCGCCTGCCCACGCAGGCAGATCTGGCCACCCTGCGCAGCGGCGACATTTACCGCGACACCAGCGCAGGTGACGTTCTGAAGATCAAGCCCTAAAATTACCCCTCAACCAGAGGAACACGCCATGAGTCTCCAAAAAGCAGCCGAAGAAGTTCGCCGCGCCGGCCGCGGCAAAGACACCGAGCTGGTGCACTTCACCAAGAATGAAGTAGGCGCCATGGAGGGGCTCGCCAAAGCGGCGGGGGGCACGCTCACTCGCAACCCGAAAACGGGCATGCTTGAGGCAGGCTTTCTTGACTCTATGCTTCCGACCATCCTGGGCATCGGCGCCAACTTCATTGTTCCGGGCTCTGGCGTGCTGGTGGGCGGAATCACCGGGGCACTGCAGAACAAGGACGACCCCCTGCTCGGGGCCGCTCTTGGCGCGGCCGGCGGCTATGGGGGCGGACAGATTGCCGCGGGGTTGCAAGGTGCCGGTGCGGGTGCTGTGCAGATGACGGCCGAGCAGGCGGCCCAGGCCGCGGCTACCGAGGGCATGAAAGAAGCCGCCATCGGGCAAGGCCTGCAGATGGCCCCCGGCGGAGCGAGTGTCGGGCTGGGCCTGGACCCCACGGTCGCCGCCTCGATGACCGAGAACATCGTGCCTGCCGCCACGAACAAGGCCGCCACGGACGCCACGCTGCAGTTTCTGGACAAGCCTTTCTACGAGCAGCTCGCCGGCGGCGCGCAGGCGGCTTTCTCGAACCCCTCTGGTTTTGTGGAAGGCATGGGCGGCGGTATGGCCACGGCCAAGGCAGCCGGGCTGGCTGCAGCTCCGGGCCTGTACGGGGCCTCCATGCAGGGGGGTGGTGAAGGGCCAGACTACGGCGAAGGCAAAGGCACTCAGTACGACTACAACGCGGGTTATACCGGCGGCACCATGGTGGGCTCCGACCCGTCCAGCGAGCGCCAGTGGTTCGACCCCGTGTACACCCCGCGCATGGCCGCAGGGGGCGAAGTGCAGATGTCCGAGGGCGGTTTTGTGGTCCCCGCCGACGTGGTGTCCATGGTTGGCAACGGAAGCTCCAATGCAGGCCTTGAGATTTTCGGCCAGCTGGGCGCACAGCCGATCGACGGTGCTGGTGACGGCCAGAGCGACGACATTCCCGCCAGCATCGACGGTCAGGCACCCGCTCGCGTTGCACGCCAGGAAGCGTACCTACCGCCTGAAGTTGTCGCAAAGATGGGTGGCGCCAAGAAGCTCTACGACATGGTGGAGCGCGTGCGCAAGATGGCCCACGGCAAGACCGAGCAGCAGCGCCCGGTCAACATGCGCAAGGCTCTGGTGTGAAGATCCAGCACGTCCCGGACAACTGGGTCGTGGCTACTTGGCCGCGGGTCGAGGGGTTCATCGCGAAGGCGTTGGAGTTCGGGGACGACTACACCCTGGAGGAAGTCAAGACGTTGGTGGCCACCGGGCAGTGGATGTTGCTGGTGGCGCTTGAGGAGGAGGCAATCGTAGGGGCGGCGACGGTGTGGTTTTTCAACCGCCCTGGAGCAAGAGTCGCCATGGTCACGACGATCGGTGGGCGTCTGATCAGCAGCCTGGATACTTTCGAGCAGCTCAAGCAGCTGATGAAAGCGTTCGGGGCCACCGCTTTGGAGGGCGCGGCGCGGGAGTCCATTGCTCGCCTTTGGGGCCGCTACGGCTTCGCTGAAAAATACCGAATCGTTGGAGTGAAGCTATGAGCCGTTGGAACCAAGTCTGTGCACTGCTGGACATTCCTACCCTTCCGTCGGAGGCGTTCAAGCACGTTGGGGACCGCAAGATAAAACCGCAAGGTGGTGGCGGGGGCGGCCAGACAACGTCCTACCAGACCAACATCCCGGAGTACGCCAAGCAGCCCTTCATGGATCTGGTTGGCAAATCAGAGGCGCTTTCGAACCAACCCTACCAAGCCTTCGGCGGCCAGCGCATCGAGGGGTTTACCCCCATGCAGCAGCAAGCTCAGACGCAAGCGGCCAACCAGGGCGTGGCCGGTCAGATCGGCGCAGCCACGAATCTCGCGGGGGCAGCCTCGACCAACAGCTTCACCAACCCCGGCATCGCTGGCGCCTACATGTCGCCGTACATGCAGAACGTGGTGGAGATGCAGCAGCGCGACGCCACCCGGCAGGCAGGCATCGCAGGCACCCAGCGGGCCGCGGACTTCACCAAGTCTGGCGCCTTCGGAGGTTCTCGGCAGGCGATCATGGATGCTGAGGCCGCGCGCAACCTCGCGCTGCAGCAGGGTGACATCCAGGCTCGGGGGCTGCAGTCCGCTTTCGAGTCGGGCCAGGGCCAGTTCAACAACGAGATGAACCGCGGGCTCGCGGGCGCCAATGCGCTCGGCCAGCTCGGCCAGCAGCAGTTCGGCCAGCAGATGGACATCACCCGCCTGCAAGACACCATGGGCGGCCAGCAGCAGGCCCTTGGGCAGCGCCAGCTCGACCAGCAGTACGCCGACTTCCAGGCGCAGCGGGACTACCCGTACCAGCAGCTGGGCTTCCTGTCCGACATTCTGCGCGGCACGTCTGGGTCGACCCGGACCATGTACGAGTCCAAGCCCCAGGCCGGGACGCTGCAGAACTTGGCCGGGCTCGGGTCTTTGGCGGCATCTTTTGCTGAAGGCGGCGTGGTTGGCGGAGCGCCTGAGTATTCCTCGGGGGGCATCACAGAGCCCCTGGCGCTGCCGGCGCGGCTGCGCACCCTGTCCGATCAGCAGCTGGTGCAGTTCTCGGAGCAGAACAAGGAAGACCTGTTCTCCATGGCGCTGGCCAAGTCCGAGTCTGACGCACGCGCGCGTCTGCGCCAAGCCGGCCCCCAGGCCCAGGCACCGCAGGGTACCGTGATGGACGAGGTGGCGGCCGAGATGGCCCCTGCCCAGATGGGCGGCATTGCCGACGCAGCGCCTGACATGGAGTTCGCCGACGGCGGCATCGTGGGGTATGCGGACGGCGGCGACATCAGCACCATCCCTGGCTTCGAAAACCGGGACCCGCGCATCGGCGGGATTCTTGCGGGTGCACGCCAGCGCGCGCCGGCGCCAGCAGCGTCGACAACCCCAGCCCAGCGCCAGATCGTGCTGCCTGCAGGCACGCCTTGGCAGGAACTGGAGCAAGTGCGCCTTGCCAATCCTGATGCCGCCGTGACCACGGAGGACATGGGGGGCGCATGGAAGGGGCTTGCAAAGGCGCTGAAGTACAGCAGCGACGTCGAGGCAGAAAAAGCCCCCGCCGTGGCCCCTTACGGTATGGGCAACGAAGGTCGGCGTGAGCCGATGGGCCCGACTGCCGAGAAAGGCCTGCCTCTCGCCATTCCCAAAGAAACGCCTGCACCACAAAACAACTCAGCGCCAAGCTCGGCGGGTGCGGGGGGCAGCGCAGGAGCAAGCAGCTCGACGCGCGGCGGCATTGCGGGCGCTCCGGCCTTCGATCCAGAAGCCATGACGAAGCCGCTGTACGAACTGGCGGACAAGAAGGCACTGGCTGACAAGGAAGCCGCCGAAGGCGCTCTCGCCGATCTCGACGCATCCGTTGCGGCGCGGGGGGTGTACGGCAAAGACAAGGAAGAGCGCATCAAGGCCCAGCAGGACAAGCTGGCTGGGGGCGAAGAGAAAGCGCGCAAAATGGCGTTTCTCCAGGCCGGTCTGGCTATCCTGGGCGCGGACCCCAGCCGTGGCGGCCTTGCTGCAATCGCAGAGGGCGCTGGCAAAGGCGTGGCGCAGTACCGTGGCGACATCAACAAGCTCGAAGAGAAACGCCAGGGGATGCTCGACAAGCTCGACCAGATCAGCGACCTGCGCCGCCAGGAGTCGATGGCGGACTCGAAGGAGCGCCGCGCCATTCAGCTGCAGATCCGCGGGCTGAAAGGGGCTGCCATCGCTGCGCACCTCGACATCGCAAAGGGAACGGGTGTCGAGCTCAACAAAGAAGCCGCAAAGATGGCCCAGGAAAGGTACCTCACGGACCTCAAGATCAAGGCCGATCGTGAGAACACCCGCATCATGGCTGCCTCTCGCGCCAGTAGCGCGGATGGAAACGATCGCCAGCAGCGCGACGCGGACGCCGCCTTTGCGCGCAACCCCGAGGTGGCGATGCTGAAGAAGCAGGCTGAGAACCCGATGACGCAGATGGACCCCCTCAAGCAGCAGCAAATTCTGAACCGCCTGCGGGCTATTCAAGCGGAGACTTTTGCGCAGTACGGCGTTAAAATGGCCACGCCTCCTGGCCAGCCGGCAGGCAACTCCTCTCAAGACCCACTCGGACTTCGGTAGCCGCCATGAACATCCAGCAAATTCGCCAACAGTATCCCCAGTATGAAGACCTGAGTGATACGGAGCTGGTAGAAGGGCTGAGAAAAAAGTTCTACGCGGACATCGACCCGGCTGACTTCTACAAGCGCGTCGGGCTGCAACAGCCCCAAGGCGGCTTCACCGCTGCGTTCAAGGGGGGTCTGGAAAACCTGAAGGGGCAGGCCGCTCTCACGGCGGGCAAGGCCGGGCTGATGGACCTCAAGGCTGCCGAGGCGTACAACGCGCAGCAGCAACAGCGCTCGCAGCAGATCTTCAAGCCGACCGAGGACTCCTTCATCGAGTCCCCGCTCCAGAACATCAAGGAGCTGGCCGGGGGCTCTGCGCCCTACATGCTCGCTCCGCTGGTAGCCGCTGGTGGCGCTGCCGCCCTGGGCGCACCTGCAGCCGTTGGCGCCGGCGCTGCCGGTCTCGCATCGTTGGGCCAGTTCGTCGGCACCAACCTCGACCGCAGCATGGAGGAAAACCAAACCTCCCTGGAGAACACCAGCGGGGGTAAAGCGCTGGCCGCGGCCATCCCCCAGGCCGCCCTGGACGTGGTGGGCTTCCGTTTCATCCCCGGCATCGGCAAGCTGTTCGGCGCCGCCGGCCAGAAGGTGACTTCAGAGACCGCCAAGCAAATGGCGCAGCAGACGGCCAAGCAGATCGCTACCGAGTACGCCAAGAAAACCGGCCAAGCCATGACGGTCGAGGGCCTCACCGAGACCATGCAGCAGGTGCTCGAGCGCGCGCAGGCGGGCATCTCCACCGTCTCCCCCGAGGCACGTGGCGAGTACATCCAGAGTTTCTTCGGCGGCGCCCTGCTGGCAGGCACGCTGTCCCCCGCCGGCCGGTTTGTGGAGCGCGGCTCGGAGAAGCGCCAGAGCCTGAAGATGGCCGAGGACGAGGAAAAGAAGAAGCGCGCCGAGGCACTGGCCGCGCAGCAAGCACAGGAGCAGTCATTTATCGAGGCCGAGCGCAACGCGCCGTCGGCCGGGGGACTCGCCGCTGAAGAAACAGGGCCTCTCATGCCCCAGGCATCGCTGCCGGGCATGGAGAATACGCCCAACGCCGCCCCTGCGCCTGCACCCCAAGAGGACCCCGTGCAGCGCGCGGGCTTCCTGCGCAACACCATCCCCCAGATCAATGCCCGCATGGACGACATCCGGCAGCAGAACCTGGGCGGTGCCACGCTGGCCGAGCGCACCGAGCGCGAACGCCAGATGGAACAGCTTCGCCAAGCCAAGAAGTTGGCCGAGGAAGAGCTCAAGTCGCTCAACATTGAAGACCCAGCTGCCGCTGCAAAGAAGCTGGCGTCGCTCCAGAAGCAGCTGGAGAAGGCGGACAACAACGGCGACACCGCCAAAGCGCTGCAGATCGCCCAGCAAATTGACGCCATGGGCGGCGTGCAGGGAACGCTGGACCTGGGCCGCACGCGACAGCTCGACATCGAAGGCAACAACACCCGTGCCTTTGACCAGCTAAACCGGGCCGAACTGGCCGATCGTGAAGCCCTGCTCAAGCAGCAGCGCCCTTCTGCGAACGTCGACGCCGAGATCCAGCGCCTGCGCGACGCCATGGAGCAAGGGGATGCGGCCCGGGAAGAGGGCAACTTCAACTACGAGCTGGATAACCTGTCCAAAGCGGCAGCAGGTACGGCCGACGCAACGCAGCAGCCACGCCTGTTTGGTGAGCCGGAAGGGCAAGACCGTGTAGGCAGCGGCCTGGGCGCTCCAGCGCGCAGCGAGGCAGAAATCATGGCGGATCTGGCCATTGCCCGTGCCAGCCAGGACAAGAGCCGCCAGAAGGAAATCGTCGAGGAGTTGCGCGCGCTGCGCAACGAGAATCGCGACCGGGACACCCAGGCCAAAGCAGGTCCGCAAGGGGCGGACATCCGCAGCCGTGATCTGGAGCAAGCTGCGGGCATGAAGGTGCCCGAAGATGCCGCGCGCCGCCAGTCCTTCACCGACGCCCGAGTGCGCTCTTTCGGCCAGATGGTCTCCACCCTGGACCGGTTCAACCGCGGCCTTGCCGATGCCGGTGCGCTGAAACAGGCCGAGCAGGGCGTGGTCGACAACCTCGTGCGCGAGATCGAGGGCATCACCGGGCAGCCGCTGAGTGTTGCCGAGCGCCAGACAGTCATGGCCCAGGCGCGCGACCTGCTGGCCGACCTGAAGAACCGCTTCGGCGACACGCGGGAAGAGGTCAACACAGGCACCCGTAAAAACCCTGAGATGGAGCCCGTGCAGCGCCGCAGCGGCGAGTTCCGAAAAGACCTGCCCGGCCCTGGCGCCGGCCCCACGGGTATGGGCCTGGAGAACCAGGAAACCCGCAACCCCGGGGAGCGCACGTTCAGCAACCGCTACGCCGCGGCGCAGAGCATTCTTGAAGGTCTGGACCAGATTCGCAACCGCCGCGCCGGTACGCAAGAGAGCGCCCCGGGCACCGACCGCACGGACAGCAACCGCAGCAACGAAGACCGGCTGGCCACAGCCCAGGCCCAGGCCCAAGGCACGCCGGCCGAGCCGCTGGTGCAGCAGGTCATCGACTCCAAGGTCAAGACCCCGACCCTGGTGGACAACGCCGTGCAGGCCGCCATGCGCGCGCAGCGCGGGCAAGACATTGCCGAGCAGCAACAAGCGCTGAATGACGAGCTGGCGCTCATGGAGCAGGGCAAGCGCTCAGAGACTGAGGGCGGCAAGACGGCCGTGCAAAGCGAGCTGTTCAACGACCGGGGTACCCTGTTCAACAACTGGGTCGAGTTCGACGACTGGATGGCCAGCGACGCACTGGTGGTGCTCAAGACGGCCAATGGGCAGATCAACGAGACGCTGTCGCGCGCGGTCAAGATGGTGGCCCCGCTGCAGAAGCGTGTGGCCGAGCTGGAGGGCAAGGTCCAGAAGCTGGTAGCGCAGAAAGCTGCGTGGGCTGAGGAGCGCAGCACCGAGGACGCAGCCTCTCGCAAAGACATGGACGCCGCAGCCGCAGCGGTGATGGAAGCCCAGGATGTGTTGGACTTCGCCACCATCGAGTACACCGAGGCGCTGGCCGAGGCGGAGCAGAAGCTGCAGGCCGCTTACGATGCTGACGCGCAGATCGCAGAGCAGATCGCCCAGAACCTGCAGAACCTGAATCAGGCCGAGCGGATGCAAGGGCGTGAGCTGACCGCGCTGCGCAAAGCACAGACCAAACTGATCGGGTTGTCCCGTGAACTGGCGGACGCCAAGCAGAAGCTGGCCAGCTACACCCCAACGCTGTTCAGTTCCACAGACCCCATCAGCCGCCCCAAGCTGGCCGAGTTCAACCGCCTGGAGAAGAAGGTGGCTGACTTGGAGCAGGAGCTGCTCACCGCCAGCGTGCAAGCGCGCGCGGCGCACGTGCCGGGGCTGGATCAAGCGGTGACCGACGGTAAGGCCCTGGCCGAGTTCCAGAAGCGCGCCGCCGAGCTTTCCAAACAGCGTCTCCAGCAGTCTCGCCGCATCGGCGGGTTCAAGGCCGCACGTAACCGGGCCCAGGCGCAGCTTGACGCAGCGCTTACGCAGCTCGAGACCGATCCAGAGTTCCAGGCGCAGCGCGACCGCAAGGCGCGTGCAGACGAAATGATGGCGCTGGCCAAGTCCCGACGCGCCGACTCCCTTGCAGCCATCCGTGCCACCGACGGCGAGTTGGAGGCGATCAACAGCCAAGTCGAGGCTGAAGCAGGGCCCGTGAAGAGCCTGCGCCGCCAAGCAGCGGAGCGTATCCGTGATGCCAAGCGCGGCGTGGCCCCCACCGGCGAGAAGGAAACGCAGCTCGATCGCGAAGAGCGGGATGGCGAGCGCCGCAAGGCAGAGCAGCAAACGCTGGAGACACGACAGAACGCCCCGGGCACCACCCGTGAGAGCGTGTCCTTCGAGCCACGCCGCCTGGACCAAGAGAAACTGGACGAGGCCAGCACGCGCATGGCCGCGCTGGAAGACATCCTGGCACGCGTCCCGATGAATGAAGAGCAACGCGCTGTATTCGAAGAGGCCGCGGCAGAGTATGCTGCACGCACCACGGCGCTGGAAAAGAAGGCACAGGCACGCCTGGAAAACGTCGAAGGCAAGCTGGCTGCGCAGCGCAAGCGCATCGAGATGCTGCAGCGCGCGCAGGAACGCTACGACGCCTCAGAAGTCGACACCCCCGCCCGGGCCAAAGCACAGGAGCTTGTGGCTCGTCTGCGCAACCAGATCGACAAGCAGGGGCAGAAAATCTCCAAGGCCTGGGGTATCCGCCGCGAAGCGATCGTTGGTACTACTTCCAAACGCGCGCTCGTCGCTGAAAGGAAAGAAGCGCTGAAGCAAGGGCCCCAGCCGTTGACACAGGCTCAGCGCGATGACATTCGTGCACAGCGCGAAGCACTTGAAAAACCCATCAGTGCAGCAGATGAGCAGCTGACCGAAAGGCAGACCAAGCGTCGCACCAGCAGCCCGGCCACCCGCGTGACCCGTCAGACCGGCGGCTTCCGCACAGGCAACGCCGAGACGGTCGCAGAGCGCGCAGGAGCGCAACGACAGCGCATCGAGGAATCTCAGCGCCTTCGGGAGCGGGACACACCTATCAGCCGTGCCGAGCAGCAGTCGGCCAACGCTGACGCTGCGCAAATGCGAGAGGACGCCAAGCGCGCCAATGCTGCGGCAGAGAAGCTGAAGAAGACTCCGCGCCCAAAACGCACCAAACAGGTCGAAGACGCCAAGACTGTGGCGCAGACCATCTTGAAAGCCCAGGCAGACAACGCGGCCAACGAGAAGACTCGTGGGCCTAAGACCAAAACACAGAACGCCATCGACGAGATGGGCGAACTCGACTTTGAAGGCGACGCCGGCACGGACGCGCTGCTTCGAGAGGACGCCAGCTTCTACTCCGACCGCGAAACACACTTCCTCAGTGAAGAAGCGGCGGATGCCGTGCTGGACGGACGCCCGCTGGATGTCTTGAGCGACCTAGCCGCCAACGGCTCCACGCCTTTCATGCGCCAAGTAGCTACCAAGCTGCGAGAAGTGCTGTCCAAGGGGCGTGTCCCCAAGCTGCGCAATCAGGAAATGCTGCGTGTTGACGGCCGTCGTGCGGAGGGCGTGTACCGCCCTGCTCGAAACGAGATCGTAATTGACGACTTCGCGATGACGGAGGAGGTGCTTGTTCACGAGCTTGCACACGCTGCCACCCTGCGCGCTATCGCCGGGGACCTTCCCCTCGACGCGTCTCAACAAAAAGCGCTGGCCGATCTGCAGGCGCTCTATGAGACCATGAAGCGCGATCCGGGTTTCGAAAACGAGTACGCCCGCAAAGACCTTGCCGAGTTTGTCTCCGAACTGCTGTCGAACCAAAACGTGCGGGACAAGATCGATGCCGCGCAAGGCCGTGGGTTCCTCGACAAACTCTACGATGGCCTGCTTCGCTTGCTTGGCATCCGGGCTTCGGACAAGGCGGTCGAAGACGCGTTCAAGCTGTTCGCTCCGGCGCGCCCCTTCAACTACCAGATGCAGGCCGTGCCGAGCATCATGCGCGGCGTGTTCCCCGACCGTGCGCCTCAGTACGCCGCTGACATCCCGGAGAGCGTGCGGGAGCAGACCGAGAAGACCGTCGGACGGGACCCAACCTTGGCCGACAAGATCATGGCCAACGTGGCTGGCTTCCGCGCGCAGTTCCTGGACCGCTTCGACCCCTACGAGAAGCTGATGCGCATGGGCGTGGACAAGGGGCTGATTTCTGACGTGCAGGCTTTCCAGTACAGCTACTTCATGCGAATGGGCGAGCAGCGGAACCAGTACGTCGAGCAAGCCGTGACGCAGGGCGTGCCGCAGCTGCGCAAGGTGGACGGCGACTTCGTCATCGAGACCGCCGAAGGCGAGCATGCCAATCTGAAGAAGATCGCGGAGGCGCTGTCCAAGTCCAACGTGGGCAACGAAGCGGCCACCGAGCGGCTGTTCACGCAGTATCTGGCGGTGCTGCGCGGTGAGAAAGTGGGCTTCGACAAGCTCAACTACGATGAGCCCATAACGCCTGCCATGGCCCGTGACATCAAGGACACGGTCAACGCGAACCCAGAGCGTAAAGCTGCCTTCGAGTCCGCGCGCAAGCTGTACCGGGAGTACAACGACAACCTGCTGGACCTGCTGACGGACCTGGGCGCCATGAACAAGTCCACCGCCTCCGCGCTCAAGCAGGGGGACTACGTGCCCTACTATCGCCAGGACGCCAACGGCGTGGTGAACCTGATCATCGCAGGGGAGACTCCCGTGCGTGTGGGCAACATCAAGGACCAGCCTTACCTCGCGGAGCTGGTGGGCGGCAACGACAAGATCCTGCCGTTCTTCTCTGGCGCCATGCAGAACACGTCCATGCTGGTCGACATGGCCTTGCGCAACAAGCAGGCTATGGAGATCTCCAACCTCGTCAAGGAGCTTGGCCTGGGCAACATTCGCAGCGGCGCCGGCACTGCGGACAACCGCAACACGGTCACGTTCAAGATCGACGGGGAGCCTGTGCACCTCGTGATCGACGGTGCTGTTGACACCTGGGGCGTGCCGGCCGACCTGCTGGTCAAGAGCCTGGAGGGTATCAAGACGACGATCCCTGCGGCGCTGCGCCTGATGCAGATGCCTGCAAACCTACTGCGCACCATGATCACCCGGGCGCCTGCCTACGCGATCCGCCAGATCATCCGGGAGCCCATCAACGCGTTTCTGGTTACCGGCGGCAACTTCACTCCGGTCGTCAGCAGCGTGAAAGAACTGCTCGAGATCCAGTCGGGGACCAGCACCGCGACCAAGTCCCTGGAGCGCTCGGGCGCCATCAGCTCCAACGTCATCACCGGCGACAAGCAGGATCAGGCCCGCATCCTCCGCGACCTCGCACAGGGTAAGACGGCGTGGCAGAAAGCGATGATGAAGCTGGACAACTTCGCCATGGAGGGCGACACCGCCACCCGCGCGGTGCTGTACGACAAATTCCGCAAGCAAGGCATGACGCACATGCAGGCAACGCTGGGCGCTCTGGAGTCGATGAACTTCTCGCGCCGGGGGCTGTCGCCGACGATGCAGATGATGTCGATGCTGGTGCCGTTCTTCAACGCCCAGATCCAGGGTATGGATGTGATCTACCGCGCTGCCACGGGCAAGACCACCTTCGAGCAAAAGCTGGACGTGCAGCGCAAGCTGATCGCACGCGGCACCATGATGGCCGCCGGCACCCTGGCCTACGCCGCCATGATGCAGGACGACGAGGCGTACAAGAACGCCACCCCGGTGGAGCGGGCCAGCAACTGGTTCCTCCCGCTGCCTGGAATGGATGAACCCCTGCGGGTACCTATCCCGTTTGAACTCGGCTTCGCTTTCAAGGCGCTCCCAGAGGTCGCATTCAACACGGCCTTTGGCGACACCAAGGCGGCAGACGCTGCAGAAGCGGTTCGCACCCTGGTGTTTCAATCCATCCCGATCGGCATGCCGCAGGCCATCAAGCCTCTGGTCGAGGTGGCTTCGAACTACTCCTTCTTTACGGGGCAGAACGTCGAGGGCCAGCGCGAGCGGCTGGTAAACAAGGAGGAGCGATTCCGCGACAACACTTCGGAGCTGTCCAAGCTGCTGAGCCGCGTTCCGGGAGTTGATACGGCTGCGACGGTTGCTACTCTGGGGGCGGTGAAAGAGCTGTCGCCTGTGCAACTGGACTATCTGATCCGAGGCTACACCGGTGGCATGGGTTTGGCGCTGATCAAGCTGACAGACAACGTCTGGAAGATGGCCAACCCTTCCGAGGGGCTTGCAGACCCCGCAACCAAGAAGGCCTCTCAGCTGCCGCTTCTGGGGGCGCTGTTCCAGCCTGTTGATGGCCGGGGCGTGATCGACGAGGCGTACAAGGACATGGAGGAGTGGAACCAAGCCTCCCAGACCTACAAGCGCATGCTGGAGCAAGGCCGGCGCGCCGATGCGCTGAAGTTCGCCCAGGAAAACGCCCAGAAGATGGCGCTCAGCAGCGTCGGCGGGGACTTCCGGCAGCACATGGGCGAGCTCGCCAAGCTGCGCCGCGGCATCCTGGCCAGCAAGACGCTCACGCCCCAGGAGAAGCGGACCCAGGTGGATCAGATCCGGCAGGTGGAGCTGCAGCTGGCTCGACAGATCCGCGACGTCGCGGCTCGGGCAGGCGGGTAAACCAGACGCCGTAGGCGCCCCGTACGATCGCGGGGCGCCCCTCTGCCCTTATCCGGTGCTGGAGAGCGGCTTTGAGCCCCAGCTCGCGCACTTTGGCCACGGCAATGCAGGGTACGAAGAACCCCTGCCCAGGCTCAAGCCTTGTCCACGGCCACGTCATCTTCACCGAAGGCTCCCAGAGGGGCGCTGAAGCGCATGGTGTTGACCCGCATCTCTGGCGCGTCGGTGCCGGCGGTCAGGTTCTTCTTGACCTCGAACTTGACGTCGTAGAGCTTGCCGTTCTCTCGCCGCTGCTTCACCAGCGCCTGCATCTGGCGCTTGAAGTCTGAGTAGCCGAAGCTCATGGCCGCGCAGTGCTGGCGCATCAGCTGCTCTTCGATGTAGAAGTCCTTGGTGTCGGTCTTCACGCCGATCTCGACCCGCCCCATGACAGCCCCTTTGGTGCTGCTGCGCGTCGTCAGGTCCAGGCCCAGCTCCGCCTTGGTCTTGCCCAGCTCGTCGCGGCGCACCGTGACGAAGCGGCCGTAGTTGTCGCCAATGAAGGTGGACAGCACATCCTCCGCGCTGCGCACGCTCTTGCTGTGGTTTTCCCGGGCCTTGTTCACCAGCGCCAGCAACGCTTCCATGACGCCCTGCACTGGTACGTCGATGATGCCTGCGTACTTGGAGCCGCACAGGATGGCCGCCGCAATGATCGCGGTGCAGGCCGAGTGCCAGTAGCGCTCCTCGTCAGCGAAAGCCATCTGCTCGCGCAGCAGGTCGTGCGTGCGGTCCCAGACCTTGCGCACCGTGACGTAGTTGGCAACGAGGTACTTGACCCACATCTCCCCCGCCACACCGTAGTTCTGGCGCATGGCGCCAATGTGCTCGCGCTCTTCGTCTGTGAAGTCCAGCTGCCGCACCGGGTTCCATTCCAGCATGCGCATCACCTCGCCGTTGCTGGCGTGCTTGCGCGCGCCCATCAGAACGTCCATCAGGTGGGTGTTGGAGGTCATCATGCAGGACAGCGCCCAGGTGCTGTTGTTGACCCGCTCGCGGTTGGCGCCTGACTCCATGCGCTCCTTGCCCTGGCCTTCGGAGATGTTGAATATGAACTCGGGAATCCACTCGATGTCGTTGCGTGCCTTGGTGGTGATCTCGTCGATGAGCAGGGGCAGGCTGTTGAGCAGGCCGGCGCGTTGCTGCATGGCGACCTGGGACGTTCCCTTGCCTGTGCGGTAGCGGATGGGGTGCCCCCAGACGCTGGCGATGGCAGTGAGCGTGAGTGACTTGCCGGTACCCGAGGCAGTGGAGCCGATGTGCCATACAAAGCCCTCGTACTCGCTGAAGTGCATGAGCGTGGAGCCGAAGGCGTTGAGACACAGCGCCAGCATCGTGTGCATCTTGCGCTTGACCATGACTTCCCAGAAGCCGCGCCACTCGTCGAGGTTGCCTTTGCTGGCTGTCACGCGGTTAATGTTCTCCAGGCCCGGCATCGGCACGGGCAGCACGGTGCCATCAGGCCGGAACACGCGCTCGTTGTAGACGAAGCTGCGGTCTTTTTGCCAGCCGAACTGAATCGGCACGTCGACCGACTCACGTTCCATACCGGCCTGCTCCACAGCGCCACGCACATAGTCGTAAAGGTAGGGGTCGTTGAACTTGCCGTTGGCAGCGGTCACGCCGTTGTTGGCCAGCACCTTGAGCAGTTCGTCCTTGGCGACCACGGTCTTCTGTGGCAGCAGGATCGGGATGTATTCCATAGGGCGCTTGCCCTCGTCATCCTCGGGCCCACAGGGCTTGATCGCCAGCAGGTGCGCGTGGCGCTCGTTGCCTTCCATGCGCAGCATCTCGACCACGTACAGGTCGTAGGGCAGCACCATCACTTGCACCTTGGACTTCTGGCCCGAGCTGTCTTCCATCTCCACCGTGCGGTAGATGCCGCCGGCGCGGCCGTAGTCGAATCCTTTGGGGGGCGTGGGGCGGGTGAAGCTGCGGGGCTTGGACGGGATGGCGTCCTCGTGCACTTGCTTCTTCTGTGGTGGCAGCTCGATCTGGCGAGGCGCGTTGTCCACTGAGACTTCACGGCCCAGCGCCAGCGGGTTGGTGATCTTGCCCCAGTGCGGGCAGCCGCCGCAGATGCCTGGGTTCTCGCCGTCGAGCTTGGCGCAGGCGTAGGGGCCCTTGATGCTATCGAGCTTCTCGCGTGTGCGCTGAGGGCTGTATGGGTGCAGGGCTGAGAGCTTGGCTGCGTACTCTTCACCGTCCTCACACACCTTGGCCAGGGACAGCAAGCCGCGCCACAGCGGCTCCATGCCGTCGTCCTGCGCGTGGTTCATGTAGTAGTCGAGCTGGCCACAGCCTGTGCCCTGCTCGGTCTTGAGCCAGATGGTCTCGAAGCGAGAGGTGGAGTTGCCCATCAGGGCGTCGGCCAGGGCTGAACGCGGTGCGTCTGCACGGGAGGGGCGTGTGCCTGCCAGCGAGATGCCGGAGATGACGTGGTTGTTGGACGGGGGCGCGAACTCTTCGGTCAGCATGCCGCGCACCGTGGCGCCGAAGCGGCGCAGGTCTACCTTGGCATCGCCCTGCTGCAGGATCTTGACCGGGCGGGGCTCTCCGTACTTGGCCTTGAAGTTGAACGTGCCGGGGATGCGCAGTACGCGCGCCGCGTCGGCGGTGACAGTCATGTCGATCGACAGGCCTTCTTGCTTGCACAGGCGCTTGAAGCTCTCGGCTACAGGCTTCCACTGCGCGACCTCGGCGACCTGACTCAGCGGCCAGTAGGCGTGCAGGCCGCCACCGGAAGACAGGATGTGGGGCATGCCGAACGAGTCGAGCCCCGTCTTGGCCAGAAACGAGAACAGAGCCTCGCCTGCAGCCTTCTTGCTCTCGTAGCCGTCCATGTCGATGAACAGCGCCTTGATGTGCGCGGCGTTGTCCGCCTTGCGCCCTTTGGCAGGGTCTTCGAAAGTAGACAGCGCAAAGTACACGTCGCGGTTCTTGGCCAGCCACTGCTTTACCTGGGGCCTGATCTGGTCAAGCTGGTCCACGAAAACGTGCTGCTTGCGCGTGGTGTTCAGTTCGGCCACACAGTAGTGGCCGTGACCCGGCGACGGAAGAACCGCCGCTAGGAACTCAAGCGGTTTCATGAGAGTCCTTGGGTCAGGCTACGAAGGGGACGCGCGTGACGTGCGCACTGTGGCTATTTTGGTTGTGGCCGAACAGTTCGATGAAGCGGAGCGCGACGTGCTCCAGGACCTCGGGGGACAGGTTCTTGGTGCCTTCGCTGTGGATCGTTCGGGCCAACTCTTGGTTGGTCAGGCTCGCAGGTCGAATTCCTTGCATATCGTGCTCCAGACTTGTTCTGTTGTGTGCCGCTTGCCGTGCGCTCTCTCCATGATGGAGATCAGCGCTTGCACGCGCGGCTTGAATACGGGAAAGATCTCGCCTCCCTTGATCCAGTTGTACACGCTCTGACGCGTGACACCGACGGCGGTTGCGATCCTGATGACGGATAGGTCGAAGTAAACAGCCCAGCGCCCGAGAGCGCCCCCCATGTTGGTCATGGGCAGCTGCTTGATGTGTTCGACAACTTTTGGGTGGTATGGCATAGCAGTAGAGAGGGGGCGCTGGGCCCCCTCATTCATCAGTCGTCCCAGCCGTCAACGACGGAGGCCAGATCCGCTGCGGGGGCAGGCGCATCTTTCTTGGCCGTCTTGCGCACGGCAGGTGGCTCGTCGTCTTCGTCAGCCGGGGCAGGCTTGGCTTTGGACTTGGCCGCTGGTGCTGGCTCATCGTCCTCGTCGGCCGGTACAGGCTTGGCCTTGGCACGAGTCTTCGGAGCAGGCGCTTCTTCCTCTTCCTCTTCCTGTGCCTTCGGCTTGGCCTTGGCGCGGGTCTTCGGGGCCGGCGCTTCGTCCTCGTCCTTCTTCACCGGGCGCTTGCCGCCGACAGCGTCGTCGACCTTGTCGATCTTGGCCACCGTCATGGTGACTGCCTTCTCGGCATCGTCCGACTCAGCCAGCACCTCGACCGCGGCAAACTCGTCCTGCTCCAGCCAGCGCATGGCTTTGAAGATGACCTTCTGGCCTTCGACTTCGCCAGAGGTGTCGAACTTCATGCGCGTCACCAGCATCTCGGGGCTGGCCTTCTGCGCCACGAGCCAGCGTGCGTACTCCTGCAGCGGACGCTTGTCGCCCTCGGCCTTGCCGAACAGGCTGGTGGCAGGCACGGTGAAGTTCATCACGTCCGCTTTCTCGCCGTTCTCGATGAGATCGGCAGCAGTCACCACCGCGATGCGCTGCTGGAAGCGGCAGGCGCGGCTGTCGCCCTTGCCAGACCCCGCCACGTTCTGCTCGCACTTGGCGCACATCGATGCCTGTGGTTCTGCGATGCTCGCGTCGGGCTTCTCACCGTCGGCGCTCCAGCAGTCAGGCGGCGCCGGATTGGACGAGTCGTACTTGCCGAGGTACAGCACGCGGCTGACCTTCGGTGCGGCCTTGATGATCACGACGTCGAGGTAGCGCTCCTCGACCTGGGCAATTTCCTTGCCGTTGTCCAGCAGGCGCCAG